CTTGTGATTCATTCTCTACTGCACCTTCAGTTTCAGCTTCGTCAGAATCTTCAGTTACTTCTAGTCCGTCATCAGGCTCGCCATCTTCTTCGCCTACAATATGCGGCTCATAACGCACCCAAGCTACCCCACGACCACCCAATAAGCGGTCAAGGACAGCATTATTCATTGCTGATTTGTAGTCACCATAGTGCTCAATCTCAAACTCTAAGGCTCTTTCAAGCATCATAGAAGCGACACGGCCAATAGGGTCGTTATCACGGAATCTACGGCTTACATCAGGTCTAGGGAGTCTAGCAAAGATAGCAGGTTGGATTGTTTGGACATTTGACCAGAGGATATTAAACCTAGCATTAGGATTGCGGTCATAGCGACTGTCATCCTTATACTTCTTTACTATGCGGTCTACTCTAGCTTCCCAACGCTTATAAGACCTTTCGTATCCCATAATCGTTTTGTACCAATCCTCATAGGAATGATTGACCGTTGCTTTATCGTTTGCCATAGAGTTGCCCTAATGTTTGAATATTTGGCGAAATGTTTGCTTATTTTACCCTTTTTATATTCTATTGTTTGATTTGGTCTTAGTTTCTTTCCAAAGCTCATTAAGGCTTACATCTGTTTTCCCTACAAACAAACCTCGGATAGGCTCATCTGCGGTAATAATCTTCGCTTCATCTTTCCAAACTATAGCCAAGTACCTAAAGGCATCTGCGCCATGAGAAGTCCAGTCATGTTTAGGTTTGTCTCTAAATGACTTTGAGTCTTCATCGTATAAACGCTGGTATTGCCTTAGACACTCTATTCCGTCTATTGTCTTATGGTCAAACCAAGTACGAGTAAGGGCTAATCTTGATGCTTGAATTCCGTCTTGCAAGGATAAGTTAGGGACTATCTTTAGGGTTTTTAGGGGAATCTTATCGCCTAGCTGCTCAATCACGCTTCTATTACTTGATAGAGTCTTAGCCCTGGCGTCATGTGGTAGCCAATGAGTGCCGTAGGTATAGCTTCTTTCATCTTCCCTTGATTGTATGATTCCAGCGTAAAAGGCCACCGGCTGACCATTACTAGAGTGATAGTCTAAGCATCTAATCTCCCCATGCACGACTTGAAACCACCATATCGCTGTGTCATCGCTATAGCCTAAGTCCCATGCGGTATGGACTGGGAATAAGGGGTCATATTCAATATCCGTGATTCTGTCTTGGTCAGTCAGTTGGCGCATTTCTTTACCATAGTAAGCGCCTAAGATAGCCGATTCAAAGTCACATTCGAATTCTTGTAAGTATTGGTCTTGGGTCATGGTCTTGGCGGCATCGTCTAACTCCGATTGTTCCAGTAACCCTGTCTGACTAGCCCTTAAGACTTTGACATACCAGTCTTTGTCTTGGGTTGCATTGTTGTAAACCTCCCAGAAGCTATTATGTCCCTTTGGAGTGCCTATAAAGGTACACCAGCCCTTCCGGTCTGAAAGTAAAGGTCTCAATACAGCCCCAAAGATAGAGGGCTTCATATCTGCGTATTCATCTAAGACCACGCCATCCAAGTAAAGACCTCGGAGGGCGTCTGGATTGTCCGCACCAAATAGCCTTATGCGTGCCCCATTGACTAATTCAACCCATAATTCTGACTGATTGGCTTTGGCTAATACCGGCTTAGAGAAGCGGACTAAGTAGTCCCAGGCGATTGTTTTACTTTGGGCATAGTATGGACTGAGGTAAGCGTATCGCCCATCTTCCTTATCATCTATTAGCGCCCTATAAATTAGGTCGTTAATACACAATACAGTCTTACCGCACCGCCTATGCGCCACAATAACTGACCATCTTTGATGTCTATCGTGGAAGTCTTCAAAGACCTTCCGAGGACAATAGTCCATTTCTACTTCAAGGACTCTCTCTGTCACTCTGGGCGCTTCCAGCTAATGACCATTCGCTGAGGGGCCGCCTCATCTCCTACAACCTCTTGGCGGGCTAATTTGGGGAGGTGATACTCCATTACAGCTTGTAACATGAGAAAAGCCTTCTCTGGGTTAGGCGGGACTATCCACACAATGTCCCCATTCTTGTCATATCTTATACAGCCTTCTTTGTCAGTCTTTGGGATACCGGCTGCCACTTCCTCAAGCCAATGTTGCATCCTGGGGCTATTCTTATCCACAAATTTAGCTATGGCCTCTTTAGCTATAGCGGTGTGTTTGTTGACTGCCCCAACAGGTCGACCCTTACCAGCATTGGGAGGAAGACGCTTGGTTGCAACCTTTGAGCCGTCTTCGTTAATAGTTATGTTGTTATAGCTTTTAGCTATAGGTTTAGAGTTTGTCATAGCTTTCAGTAATTAAGGAGTTAATTAAACGCTAAGTATTTGATTCATTTAGATGCAATATAACATAAACACATAGAAGTAGCACAAATACCACACTATCTAGATAGATTAGTAATAAAGCGTAAATAATTTACATAATCCTGTAGTTATGGACTACATTAACAGTTAGCAACACCGTTAAACAGTCACCTAAAGGGGAAACTTAAATGACTACAGTTAAACAAGAGGCAGCACAAGAGTTAGGCAACATCCTAAGCACTATTCCAACAGATACCATCTATACAGTTATCCGTCATGTATCAGCTTCTGGTATGTCTCGAGAGATAAGCGTAAAGATGATTGATGCAGGTCGCATCATCTCATTAGATTGGCTTATATCTAACGCATTAGGCACAAAGATTGGTAAGCATGGTGGGTTAGTAGTTAAAGGATGTGGCATGGATATGGGCTTTCACCTAGTAGACCAGATTAACCATTGGTTCTCACCCTCTAAGACATTTAGACAAGAATGGATTTAATCATGAAAAACTATCAAGCGGTGTTACTTTCTCTTTTTCTTTTGGCGGTTGGGTACTTAGGTTTCTACCTTACTGCCATACATATCATTTAAACGCATTTTAAGGGGGTTTTAACATGAATAACGGATTCGGTAATAGTAGCGTAGCCACTCAATACATATATGAGCGTGTAGCTGACATTTTAGATGGCAAAGATTTGGCCTTTGAGCTTTCCAGGCTATTAGATGAATTGGCACACAATTACAAAGTTGACACCGGCAAATTGATAGGGGAGGTTTTATGAATAGCTTAAAAGTATTGGAAAACAGTCTTTTTTGGCAAAAAGTAGTATTTAAAGAGAGTAAAAACCCTATTCAAAAAGCCAGGGTAAGTAAGACTATTGAGAAACTAACAGCACAAATCGCAGCAATCACCAAAGGGGAATAACATGACCACAAAGAAAACAGCAGTAAAACCATTAACTAAAGTCGAGCAGTTAGAAAGAAAAATAGGCAATTTGGAAGAGTCTATCTATATGGCATACAACGACACAGACGAATTATTCGGTTCTTTATACCTAATAGTCAAAGAATTAGAAAAGCCGGACTGCAATCGTTACATGGTTAAAAGCGCAGTTCAGGCCTTAAGGTCTTTGCTTATAGCTAATCAGGGAAATATGATGGATTGTGCAGGTTTAGAGTACTAATAAGCATTTATCAACAATAAGGGGGGTTCGCTCCCCTTTCTTTTTGCGGGGCATTATATGGAATATAACCTTCTACAATGGAGAAGGGCGCTAGGACTCACACAAGAGGCTGCAGCGAATCTCTTGGGTGTGCATAGGGTTACCTATACCAGATGGGAGAATGGCGCTCAGAGTCCGCCTAAGCTGATTGGGATGGCCTGCTTATCTTTAAAGCAAATCATGAAACCATAAACCAATCACAAATTTTTTGAAAAGATTTGAAATTGAAAATCGTGGTCTGAGGTTGTGTGTATCTGAAGAAAAAGTCAAAAACTAGGTCTATACCCTAGCTTATCTGAAGAAATTATGCAATGTCAGCGTCATGTAGCTTATTCATAGCCTTAGCTAACTTCTCTTTACGCTTTAGTCTATCGTTAATTTTCTTATTTAGAATGTCTTTATCGCTACCAACATTCTCTTCTTGCTTACGTTTATCTTTTTTGCCGACTACGGATGGTAGGTTAAACATTACATCTCAGCTTTCTCAGTCTTTTTAGACTCTTTCTTGGTTTCGCCTTTTTCTTCTGTGCCAGCCATGTGTTTAGCATAAGCAGCTTCTAGCTTAGACTTTACTTTACCTTTAGCATGGGTGCGTTGTTCGGACAATGCAATCGCCAGGGCTTGCTTCTTAGGTTTTCCTGCGGCAACTTCAGTTTTATAGTTTTTACCTACGCTTTGGGCTGACCCACTTTTGTCCATTGGCATGATTATTTCTCCTGTTTGTATGATTTTAGCAAATCTATTGCTTCTTGTTCATTATTTACTCTAAATAAATCACCACCTTGCCAGCCAGCTATAAACTTTAATTGGTCAGGCGTAAAAACTTTATCTGCGCCATCTTTTACTTCAATTAAAATGGTGTGTCCTTCATAAGCGCATAATAAGTCGGGAATACCCTTACCCACCATGTGAAGAAGGTGTACATCAGCACCATAATCTCGTAGTGCTTTTACAACAGATGCTTGATTTTTATCAACTTTTTTAATATAAGACATAATTGTATGTTAGTGTTCTTTTACTTGTTAAGGGGAATTCAATGTACCATTTAAGTGATGAAGAGTGGATTGCAACCTGGAAAGAATGTGGCTCAGCCGTTGTAATGGCAACAAAAATAGGTGTTAGTCAGCGTTCAGTATATAACAGAAGAAGGTCAATAGAAGCAAGGCATAAGATTGAATTGCCTTCAGTAGATGACCAGCGTTTTGACCAGTTAAAGAAAATCGCCCAAACTACAGGACATACTCGTAGGGGTATGGATATAGAAAAAGGCAGAGTCATTGTCTTTAGTGATGCACACTTTTGGCCTGACGATACCACCACAGCGTTTAAAGCCCTCTTAGAGATGATTAAAGAGTTTAAGCCTACGGCAGTAGTCTGTAATGGCGATGCGTTGGATGGTGCTAATTTAAGCCGTTTCCCACGCCAAGATTGGAATAAAGTACCAACTGTCAAAGAAGAATTAGAAGCCTGTCAGTATTACTTAGGTGAAATCGAAGCAGTTTCTAAAGGGTCTAAGTTGTTTTGGCCTATGGGCAACCATGACCAAAGACTTGAAATGTCTATTATTGCTAATCTTCCTACATTTGAGGGTGTGTTTGGTACTTCATTGCGGGATTACTTTCCTATGTGGCAGCCTTGTTGGTCTTTTTGGGTCAATGAAGATACTTGTATTAAGCATCGCTGGAAAGGTGGTTGGACTGGTGGTAGGAATAATGCAGTCAATTCCGGTGTAAATATGATTACAGGTCATACCCATGTCTTATCTTCTATTCCATTTAACGATTATAACGGCACACGCTGGGGAGTCCAGACTGGGACTTTAGCTGACCCTATGGGGCAACAATTTGCCTATACTGAGGATACTCCTAAAGACTGGAATAGCGGTTTTGTAATGCTATCGTTTGACCATAGCAAGATGCTTCAGCCTGAGATTATTCGTGTATGTGGTGAAAATGCTGTAGATTTTAGGGGGCGAATTCACAAGGTTTAACCATTATTTGCAAAATCTTTATGATATTTTTTTCTTGCCTCAGTTGAAGCATTTACAGCTTCTTCTAATGTTTTAAATATACCCAAATGTATTCTTTTTCCTTGGTTATAAATTTCAACACAAAATCTATCTTTATATCTTGAATGTTGATAAATTCCTTTTGCTGGATATTTTGATGTTTTTATGCGTTTTCTATTGTGATTATTTTGTGATGATGTAGCTTCACGCAGATTTTCTATGCGATTGTCTGACCTATTTCCGTTTATATGGTCTATGTATTTAGGCAAATAACCTTTAAACATTAAAAATATCACCCTATGTTGAAGATATATTTTTCCAGAAAAACCAACTTGTCTATATCCGCAAGAATTTAAAGTTCCCGCAAGCTCTCCAGGTCTGACAATTAGTCTATTAACTTTCCAATACAAAAGTCCCATGTCATATTTAAACATTTCTTTTGCTAATTCTTGTGTTAGGATAGTTTTCATTCCCATTCCTTTTTAGTGGTTTTAATAATTATACACTATATGAAAGAAAAATGAAGCTGACTACTCCAATCCTTCGTAACTTTTATAATGCCCTGGTTGTTTGCCATCCATTTACTAAATGGGATATGCCATTAGCAGCCCAAATAGACTTTGTAGTTGATTCAGATGACGCTATTATGGGTAGCTATATGTATGAAGATGGGGAAAAGTATGAGCATACTATTACTATTTCATCGGCAAAATGTGGTCATATATCAACTGTAATTCGAGTTCTCTGTCACGAAATGGCACATTGTAGTTTTCATCGGCAAAAAGGTGACAAATGGTTACAACATGGCAAACCATTTAGGACTCGTTGCAAGATGATTTCTGATGAATTGGGTTTTGACCCACTTGAGCTTTAATTAACTTTTCTAATTCCCTAGCAAATCTATAGCGTGTTTGCCATTCATTAGCGGAAGCAACGCCTCGTAATCCTAAAGAATACCAAGCGTTTTCAATTTCTTCATCTGTCAACTCAGCACTATCCATAGTGCGATTAAAGGTGCGAATAGCACAAATACACCAAAATATAGTAAAAGGTCATTCATATTAGGGCTAACAAATCTTCTTCAGAGAAACCCCAATGCTTTTCAAACCCTTTATGTCCAAGCTGGTGAATACTGGTATCGCCAAGTCGATGATGAATGGCGCACAAAGGGATGACAGGTGCAAGGCTTCTTTTACCTCCATATCTTCTGATGTGGTGCATTTCAACAGGGGAATCGTCAAGGTTTCGCACATCTGTTTGTTTGCACAATATACAGCCCAGTCGTGCCAGTTTTGCATAATTGTCTTTTTCTGCTTTAGTTGCCATCTGCCCATTCAAACCATTGTTTGTAATACGCTATAAATTCTTGCTTGGATGTACCAATTTTGATACATGACCCATGTGGCTGCACTAAGAAAAATTCTTCAATTTTCATACCATTGTCAGTATCACCTATTACTATAACAACAATAAAATCAGCTTTACCAGCTAGTGCTTGCAACATAATACGCTGACCGGTGCTTACTTTTTCTTTGGGGCGCTTCCATTCCATTACAAAAAACTTGCCATTTCTTTCAGCAATACCATCTAAATCACTAGGCGTAAATTTAGGACTATTGGGGATTACCCCAACAAAATCCCCATAATCAACATGAGAAGCTAATAAAGACCGCATTAAGACAGCCATTGTTTTCTTATCTGGTCATAAGTAGCAAATTCTAATTTAATGGTTTCTTCTGATAACTCATGGGCTAATTGTGTAGCTAATTCATAATCACATTTAAGCGTAGCGTTATGGTAAGACTTCATTAATCTTTGAAGTTTAAGGTAGTTTTCTGAATAATCATTCATCGTGTCATTTTTTCTATGTTTCTATTACTGGCTTCTTGTGTGCGCCATGCCTCAAAACGCATCTTGGCAGCTTCTAATTTCCATCTAAGTGCTTCGGCTTTTTCTGTCGCCAATCCAATGGCCTTACATAATGACTGGTAAGCCTCGCTACGATACGCTTCTCTTTCTTGCGCCCCAAGGCTTTGTTCTGACGATTCAGACATTTTAATAGCCTTAAGGCTAGACTTAAATGCCTCCAATTCAGCGAGTTCACCTTTCGCTTTGGCATATAGCGGTGCATTTGTGTATATATAGTCGATAGCGTCATTTGGGTCATATTCTTTCATTTGAGTGCCATCCAAAGTCCAATTTGGCTAAAGCTATAACCAGCCCAAATCATTGCGTTTGGTATAGACCCTTTTTTAAGCTGAATAACTGCGACTATGCAATAAGAAAACCCTGTCATTGCAATCAATATTTTATCTAAAGCCATTTGTTTATTTCTCCCCGATTCCCTTTTTCATATTGCGTATAAAAATCTTGAAGTAGCTTATCGTCAAGTTTATATTTAGTAAGATAAAGTCTAAACTTTTGCAGACCCCATTCTTTACGCCATTTGCATAATTGTCTTACACCACAGCGATGTTTAGCTTCCTCATACATTTTTGTTTAAGACTATCGTAAGAATCGTAACCAGTACCAAAAACACCAAGTTCTCTAGCTTTAGTTTCAATACCATTATTGCTAAACATCCACTTTTTATCAATCTTTTCTTTCTTGGGTTCAATTACTATTTCATCTTCGTAGCGTTCACCTTTAAGCCAAGTGCTTGCATGGGGTATAAATTCTAACTCAACTTCTTTAACTTTCCAGTATTCGCAATGTGTATTAATAGCTTTTGCAGCCATAAGTTGTTGTTCTGCGGATAATTTTTCCCATGACTTTCTTGCAGCTGCTTTAGCAATTTTTCGTGGATATAAAGACCAGAATTCATCAAACATTCTCCTCTCCTATTGTAGGGTGCGTGGGCTTGTAGGTGTAGATGGACTAGATGGTGTTGTGTATTGCGGTGTACCTACTACGCCAGTTGTATAACCACTTGGGCTTGTAAATACAATCTGATTAGGATAGATAGTAGCAGTCTGAGTGGTGTAACCCATAGGATTTACAAACTGTGCTGTATTACCTTGAATCTGTACTGTACCTTGACTGTAACCTTGTGGGTTTGTCATCTGATAAGTTTGTGCGTGGGCTGACCCATAACCAAACATACAACCGAGTAATGCCCCCAATAAACAGCTACCTATAAAGTCTTTCATTTTTGACCTTTCAATGCTGTAATTGCTTGGTCTAAAACTGCGGAAGAAGAAACTCCATAAAACTTAAAAGTTTTAGGAATTTGACCCAATTGGTTTTTTTGGTCAAAAAAGTTAGGAATTTCACTAACCCAAAAATTGTTTTGTTGAAATACTTTAATATCTTTCATTTAATTCCCCTTTAATTACTAGACAAAGTAATTTGTGTCTAGGAATTTAGTTTCTTATTATTTTTAGCTACTGTCACCTATGACAAACTTTTAGTTGTATATTTACAACATAGGTTGACCAAGGGTGATAGGAAACTATCAACTGACCCATTAGTAACTTATATGTTACTAACCAGTCCTACCTGAGTTAATGGTCATTCGATTAAAGGTCTTGTATCACCTTGTCCCTAAAATCTTGTGTAGTCGCCATTTAACGCTACTAGGCTGAAGTGGGGTGCATCACTCGCCTATCTTTTCTTCCACGCCACCGATTTAGGTGCTTAGTACGCCTGGAGTGCGGACTGCAATAATACTACAAGTATTTACTCATGTGAAAATCCCCATGAAAACCAAAGGTTTGCAGATTTGATAACTCTCTTTCATAGCTAAAATACCTTGCTAACTCTTCCGGTGCAAACTTTATTCCGTTGCTAACCAGGTAATCACGATTTAAATGACAGATTAAATCATCTTCGTTTTTATTGTCGTAAACAAACTTAGGAGTGTTGGTTAATTCCAACAGTTTCTTGCTTCTAAGGGAAAAACCTCCGTTACCAACTCTTAGTCCTTCAGGATGCCAAGGCCATACAGCACCTATGTAATCGTAATCTAAAAATTGAGGTTGCCAGGCGCTTGCGTCAATTACCCACCCATCCCATTGCACTATTAAAACAAAGTCCGTATGGATGTATTTATGCAACTCCTGAAGGATAAATTTGCTATACGCTTGCCGACTGTTAATACTCATGTGGTCAATAAACAATTCACCACCAAATTCAATGTTTCTTTTACTTCTTTCTATGGCTTTTTTAGCTTTGTCTGGTTGTACTGAATCTATGGCGCAAATGGTTACATTACTCAATTTCATCTTGTTTGCCAAAACTGTTGTTTTTTAACAACTCTGGCCAAATAAGCCAAAAGTTAGTAGGAAATATATCTTGGCGAGTTACAAGCCCATGACTAGCTTCTTCAATCCTAGCCCCAAGAAACATAAATTTAGCTGCTGGTATCCCACGAATACGCCAATTAGATACGGCTGCGGGGTCGCATTTACACATTCTTGCTACCTTTGCAGTACCACCAAGAAGGTCAATAATTGCGCTGTCGGTAAGTTTTAATTTAATGTTCATTCACGAAGTTTACCTTTGTTGTTGTTTATTTGCAAACACTTTGCTTTTTTTGTTTTCTTCTGTTAAAGTCTTACTTATAGCAATTTTGCTATGTATCTAAGGGGAATTAGATGTCACAACTTAATCAATTAATGATTGAAATGGAAGAGCGCTTAGAAATAGCGCTAGACAACATGGAATTTGGCACAGAGTTAGCACAAGACGATATAGATGTTATTCGTGCAGCTTGTGGCAAACCTAACAACAAACGCAATGTGTTACTACAAAATGTATTTGAAGACTTTGGTGGTATTTTTGGAAATCCTCTTGAGTCTTTTCCAACAATTAGAGGTGCAAAATGATTACTTCTGACTCCATTGCTAACCTAACTTTAGCTTTATCTATCGTGCAAGGAAAAATGACCCATGCGATTAAAGACTCTGCTAATCCTTTTTTTAAGTCTAAATATGCTGACCTTGAGTCTGTTTGGGATGCTTGCCGTAGCCTTCTTTCTGAAAATGGGCTGGCGGTTATGCAATTCCCTGGCGAATATTACGATGGGTCTATGCGTTTAACTACCATTATTTCCCATAAATCAGGGGAATTTATAAGTCAAGAAATGTCTGTACCAGTTACAAAACCTGATGCACAAGGCGCAGGGTCAGCATTAACCTATATGCGTAGATACGCATTAGCAGCAGTAGTAGGAGTAGTACAAGCAGACGATGATGGTAATGCCGCTTCGTCACCTAAACCAGTAGTAAAAGCGAGAGAGATTTAATCATGGCTTATATTCCAAAAGAAGGTAGTGGCTCACTATTTAAAAATGACCGCAAAACAACCGAAAATCACCCAGACTATACAGGCACTATCATGGTTAATAACCGTGAATGTTACTTATCTGCGTGGGTTAAAGAAGGCAAAAAAGGCAAGTTTTTTAGCGTATCTATTGGCAAAGAAAAAGCACCGGTAGGATTTAAAGCTAGTGGTAGCGATGAAATCCAGCGCCATACCATTGAAGATTCTGACCTTCCATTTTAAGGAATAGCCATGCTGAGTCACATCAAAGATGTTATTGGCGAAAAAGCCATTATTACTATGGAAGCCTATGGGGTTGATGAAGAAAGGCGGTTAATTTCTTTTGAACCCCAAGACTTAGAGTTAATACTTAAAGATGTGATTCAAGTATGCGCTGATATGTGCATTACTGAAGTAGATAGAAATGCAATTTTAGAATTACTCAACTAAGCATTTAAAGGGGAAATAAATGTCAGAACATTGGTATTGTGCAAAAACAGGCGCACCACACTATACAACTACAGGCAAAAATGGAAAAGAAAGAAATACAACGCTTAGAGATGCCAAAGCTAACCCAGGCACTCTCGTACCTTCCGTTTCTACAATTAACAGCCAATTATCTAAAGCTGGACTTAATACATGGTTTCAGACTG